ACTTGGCATCCTTTGATAACGCAGGTAGCGATGTTTTTAAAGAAGATTGGATCAAATATGGTGTGGAACCTGAGTATGGTAGTTACTTCATTGCAATCGACTTGGCGGGATTTGAAGAAGTGGCTAAACAAGCTGCTAACGCGAAAAAAAGACTAGATGAGAGCGCCATTGCAGTGGTCAAAGTCACTGATGATGGCAAATGGTTTGTCAAAGAGATTGACCACGGGCGGTGGGACATTCGGGAAACTGCTGCCAAAATCCTGATGAAGATGCGGGATTACAGGCCAATTTCGGTTGGAATTGAGCGTGGGGCACTTAAAAACGCTGTTTTGCCGTACCTCAGTGACCTGATGCGGAAAAATAATGTATATTCCCACATAGTTGACCTAACGCATGGCAACAGGAAAAAGACAGACAGAATCATCTGGAGTCTCCAAGGGCGGTTTGAGCATGGGCGTATTGTGCTGAACTCTGAAGAAGATTGGGATGATTTCACTGACCAACTCTTGATGTTTCCTGCCAATGGCGTACATGATGACCTTCCTGATGCTTTGAGTTATATTGACCAATTGGCTGTAACATCTTACTTTGAGAGTGAAGAAGATGAAGAGTGGGAGCCTGTAGACATCATATCGGGGGTTTAATGGCAACAGATAAGCAAGAAAAGCTAGAGCAAAATGAGTTTTATGAGCCTACTGAGGCTGATAAAGAACTGACTGATTTTGTTACTGACCATTGCAACCGCTGGCGTGACTACAGAGATACCAACTTCCTTCCCGATTGGCTTGAATACGAGCGAATCTTTCGTGGACAGTGGGCATCTGAAGACAAAACCCGTGAGTCTGAGCGTTCACGCATCGTAACTCCTGCCACCCAACAAGCTGTTGAAACCCGCCATGCTGAGATCATGGAAGCTATCTTTGGTCAGGGTGAATTCTTTGACATTCAAGATGACATTCGGGATGTGAACAACAACCCCATCGATGTTGGAGTCCTAAAAGCTCAGTTGATGGAGGATTTCAAGCGGGACAAGATTCGCAAATCCATTGATGCCATTGAGTTGATGGCAGAAATCTACGGCACAGGCATTGGCGAGATTGTCGTTAAGACTGAAAAGCAGTTTGTGCCTTCTACCCAAGCGATTCCTGGACAAATGGGCCAAGCCGCCATTGGCGTAGTGGAAAAAGACAGGATTTCAGTCAAGATTTCACCTGTAAATCCAAAAAACTTTCTTTTTGATCCCAATGGAACCTCAGTTGATGACTGCATGGGGGTGGCAATTGAGAAGTACATCTCTATCCACAAGATTGTTGAAGGCATTGAGCGTGGTATCTACCGCAAAGTAGACATTACGCCCACTTATGAAGATACTGACCTAGAACCCACCCAAGAAGTGAGTCAGTACCAGGATGAAAAGGTGCTTTTGCTAACCTACTATGGTTTGGTTCCCCGTGAGTACTTAGAGAACCTTGAAGAGAACAAGAATATTGTTGATTTGTTCCCTGAAAGTTCCGCTGCTGAAGAATATTCAGACATGGTTGAGGCTATTGTCGTAATTGCCAACGATGGGCAACTCTTAAAAGCAGAGGCAAATCCTTACATGATGAAGGATCGCCCTGTTCTGACCTACCAAGATGACACTGTTCCCAATCGTCTGCTTGGGCGTGGCACAGTGGAAAAAGCCTTCAATATGCAGAAAGCTATTGATGCTCAGATTCGTTCTCACTTGGATTCATTGGCGCTGACCACCAGCCCCATGATTGCAATGGATGCAACCCGTCTACCCCGTGGTGCTAAGTTTGAAGTCAAGCCTGGAAAGGCCATTCTCACCAATGGCGCACCTTCAGAGATTCTCTATCCCTTCAAGTTTGGGCAGACTGATGGCAACAACCTAGCCACTGCCAAGGATTTTGAGCGTATGCTCCTGCAATCCACGGGAACTTTGGACTCTCAAGGGATGGTCAGTGCTGGTGCTAGAGACATGGGCCAAGGCGGTATGTCAATGGCGGTTGCCACCATCATCAAGAAGTACAAGCGTACTCTGGTAAACTTCCAAGAAGACTTCCTAATCCCCTTCATTCAGAAGGCGGCTTTCAGGTATATGCAGTTTGACCCAGAGCGTTACCCATCTGTGGACATGACCTTCATTCCCACTGCCACTCTGGGCATCATTGCCCGTGAGCATGAACAACAGATGTTTATTGGTTTGCTCCAGACCCTTGGCCCTAACACTCCTGTGTTGCCATTGATTCTGAAGGGTGTTTTGGCTAATTCTTCACTGACCAATCGCTATGAACTGATGGAGCAGTTGGACAAAATGAGCCAACCCAACCCGCAAGCAGAGCAAATGCAACAGATTCAACAACAGTTGGATATGGAAGCAAAACAGGCTGTGATTGCTGTAAATGCAACTCAAGCTGAACAGAATCGTGCAGAAGCTGAGAAGTTGAAGGCGCAAACTCAGTTAATGCCTCAAGAAATGCAAGCCAAGAACATGGCGGCAATGACTAAGAACCTGCCAAACCAAGACGATGCTGGTTCTAAAGAGTTTGACAAGCGGGTTAAGATTGCTGAATTGATGCTCAAAGAAGCTGACATTAAGAACAAGTCCAAGATTGTCGAGTTGCAAATGGCTGACAAGAAGGGCAAAATGTCGAGCGTTGAAGATGAGTTTCTTAATCGTCTTTCAAGGGAATTGACCTAAATGGACATCGCCGATCTTGAGCGTAAGCTAGGAATTGATGGAATCTCTGCTGAACAGCAGATGGAGATCATTACTGCTTTGCAACAGTCTGCCGCAGAGAAGATTGCCAAGGCCAAGAGCGAGTCTATTGGCAAGGGCGCTGAACTTGTTATCCAAGGCTTGAAGAAGATCAAGTCAGACATGGAGCAAAAGTTTGCTCAATTGAATGGCGAGATTCAAAGCAAAGTTGCCTCTGTACAAGATGGACAGGATGGCAAGAATGGCAAAGATGGACGAGATGGCAAGCAAGGGCCAGCAGGGTCAACGGGGCCAGCAGGACGAGATGGTGTTCCTGGGCGTGATGGAGTTGATGGTTCTGACGGCACTGGTGTTGCCTCTGCTCGCATTGATTTTGATGGTAGCCTTGTCATCACTCTTGATGATGGTCGTGAGATCAATGTTGGTGAGGTTGTTCCTTTTGATGTTGCTGAACGCATCAAAGTTATTACCAATGGTGGCGGTACTTCTCAGTCTGTACTTGATACTCTGACAAGCCTTCAGTCTCAAATTACGGCTCTGTCTGGATTTGTGAACTATGAAGGCACTTGGAACGCATCAACCAATACGCCAACTCTTGTTTCTAGCGTAGGAACAAAGGGAGACTACTATGTTGTCTCTGTAACAGGCTCAACCAATCTCAATGGCATTACGACTTGGACGCAAGGCGATTGGGCCATCTTTAATGGCACTGCTTGGGAAAAAGTTGATAACACTGACCTTGTAACTTCAGTTGCAGGGCGTACTGGTGCTATTACCTTATCAAATACTGACATCAGTGGTTTGGGTACGATGTCTACCCAGAATGCTAGTTCTGTAGCTATTACTGGTGGTACTGCAACACTTACAAGCCTTACAACTCCCACTGTTCAGGCAACAAACTCAGGTGGTTTGAGCCTTAAAAACTCTGCTGGTACAACACAGTTAAGCATGGGTGGCGGCGGTGGAGATAATTTATCTCTGAATGTATCTACAAATATCAATGGAACAAATGCACAAATTGATATTAGCCCAACAGGTACAGGTCATGTCCACATAAAGCCTACAGGCGTTAACTCAATTGAGATTGCGCCTACTTTTGTTGGCGAAATGGACAACATGACAATAGGTGCAACAACACCTAAGAATGGTAGTTTTGTTGATTTAAGCGTAACGGGAACAACAAGTTTTGATGGTAGTCAAGGGACTGCTGGTCAAGTTCTTACCTCTGCTGGCACTGGCGCTACACCTACTTGGACTACACCAACAACAGGTACTGTGACATCGGTTACAGGCACTTCTCCTGTTGCATCAAGTGGTGGAGCTACTCCTGCTATATCTTTGGCGGCGAGTTATGGAGACACTCAGAATCCTTATGCTTCTAAGACTGCAAACTATGTTTTAGCTGCACCTAATGGGTCTTCTGGAGCGCCTACATTCAGGGCTATTGTTGCTGCTGATATTCCTACTTTGAATCAGAATACTACTGGCACGGCTGCATCTACACCTAAACTCTTGACTACAAACTTCACGATTGAAGAAAGTGGTGGAAAGTTGATATTCAAGTATGGGGCAACGACAATTGCATCAATGGACTCAACTGGATTGATTACCTCTTCTGCAAACATTGTCTCCAATGGAACACCTTAAAGGAAAATTATGGCAACCTCAACACTAGGCAATGGAACACTTGTTCTTGCTGGAACCACATCAGGCACTACTACAGTCACGGCAACTGCGGTAGCTGGTACTACCACTTTGACGCTTCCTGCGGCTACTGACACTTTGGTTGGTAAGGCAACGACTGATACGCTAACCAATAAGACGCTGACAGGTGCGGTAATGAATGGTACTTTGGGGGCAACCACTCCAAGTACAGGTGCATTTACTACATTAACTTCAACGAGCGCATCAAGTTTAGCAACTTCTAGTGGAAGTGTAGGTATTGGAACTGCTTCGCCTCCAGAAAAGCTATCTGTAAGTGGCGCAGGAATGTTTACTGGTCAACTGGGTAACCTAAACGCCAATTCCTTTTCAATAGATGTGCAAAGTTCACCATTGACAGCTAGGCTTACAGCCGTTGGAGCAGATGGCAGTACAAATTTACCCATGATTTTTGCAGTCTGCACTACCACCACATATACAGAGCGTTTGCGTCTTAATACCTCTGGTGCCGTAATTCTCCAAGGCGGCACAACCACGGCAAATGGTATTGGCATCACCTTCCCCGCAACTCAATCAGCATCATCTGACGCAAACACGCTAGATGATTATGAGGAGGGGACGTTTACTCCTACACTTGCGTTTGGCGGTGGTAGTACTGGACTTACCTATTCAGTTAATTCCGGTACATATACAAAAATTGGTAGATTAGTTACTGGTCGATTTATTGTTGGTTTATCTAACAAGGGGTCTTCAACTGGTGATGCTGTTGTTGGTGGATTGCCTTTTACTGTTGGTAGCGACCTTGGAAGTGCAGTAACAGAATTAGCAGTTAATTTTACATCAAGCCCTCCGACAGCAGGATGGCCTCAAGACGCTACGACAAACCTAAATCTTTGGGCAATGGGTGCAACTGGTGTTACAAACACAACAAACGCAAATTTTGCCAACAATACTCGTCTGGATATGTGGTTCCAGTATTTTGTTTAATTTAAGGAGAAAATCATGTCTATTATTAAATCAACCACTGTTGACCAAATTACCGTCACTGAAAACGGCATCGTTCTCTACCGTGAAGCAACACGCATCATGGAAGATGGCAACGAACTGAGCAAAGCCTACCACCGCACAAGCCTCACGCCGGGGCAAGACCTGACGGGCGTACCTGCCAATGTTGCGGCTATCTGCAATGTGGCTTGGACTGAGGCAGTCATTGCGGCTTATCAGGCACAAGTGGCGGCTCAAGCTGAAAGCATTGGCGCATGACACCAGAACTCCAGAAATATTATGAAAATCGCTTCTCAATGATGGGAAGTGATGGATGGAAAGATTTGGTGGAGGATATTGACACCATGATTGCATCCTTGAATAATATATCTGTGATTTCTGATGAACAAAGCCTACAATTCAAAAAAGGTGAACTTTCTATACTTACTTGGCTGAAAACCTTGAAAGAGGTCAGCGAGAGAGCATACGAGGAACTCAATGAAAAGAATGTTTGATTTTGCCTGTGCAAACGGGCATAAAACCGAAAGGCTCTGTGTTTATGAGACTCAGAGTTTTAGGTGTGAGTGCGGTGAAACAGCCAACCGCATTCTTTCTGCTCCAAACTTCAAACTAGAAGGGTGGTCTGGTTCTTTCCCATCAGAGCATGGAAGGTTCGAGAAAAAACACCTAGATCAGTTGAAGTGGGAGCAAAAGCACAACTCATAAACAGCAATGTCGAGTTGATTCTCCTATAACCGAAACGGCAGGAAAAAGGGATAATATGTTGATTGACCAAGAACCTGAGATGAAGAGTGAGTTAGAAGCTGAAGAATCCAAGCTATCTGACACCATTGCGCCAGCAAGTCCTGGACTCCCTGATAAATACAGGGATAAAAGTCTAGAAGACATTGTTCGGATGCACCAAGAAGCTGAGAAGTTGATTGGCAAGCAAGCGCAAGAAGTGGGAGAGGTAAGGAAACTCGCTGATGAACTCATAAAGCAGAACCTCAGTTCAAAGCAACAGACTATTAAAGAGGAAGAGCCTGAAGTAGATTTCTTTGAAAATCCACAGAAGGCAGTTCAGAAGACTATTGATAATCATCCTGATGTTCTCGCCGCCCGTCAAGCGGGTGTGGATTTCAAAAGGATGCAGATTCAGCAGAAGCTAACGCAAGAGCATCCCGACTACAGTCAGATTGCTCAAGATCAGGACTTTGTGAATTGGGTGAAATCCTCGCCTGTTCGCCTTGGTCTGTATGCAAAAGCAGATGGTGAGTTCGATTACGATAGTGCCAATGAGTTGCTGTCTACTTACAAGCAGTTGCGTGGTGTCAAGTCAAAGCAGACTGAACAAGCGGGTGAAACCGCCAGGAAGCAGAGCATGAAGGCCGCACAAGTGGATGTTGGTGGAACTGGTGAGAGTTCAAAGAGGGTTTATCGTAGGGCTGACCTGATTCGGCTGAAGATGACAGAACCTGACAGATACGATGCATTATCTTCAGAGATTATGTTGGCGTATCAAGAAGGTCGAGTTAAGTAACTTAATTTTCGTTTCTTAGGAGAAACAACATGGCAACAGCATTTTCCCCCAGTAACTCAGTTACTACGACCACAGCAGACAAATTCATTCCAGACATTTGGAGTGATGAGATTGTTGCGGCTTACAAGAAAAACTTGGTTCTTGCTAACCTCGTTATGAAGATGAACTTCAAGGGCAAGAAGGGCGATACGATTCATATCCCCGCACCTACCCGTGGTTCAGCATCTGCCAAGGCCGCAGAAGCCGCAGTCACTTTGATTGCTGCTACTGAGTCTGAAGTAACCGTGTCGATCAACAAGCACTATGAATATAGCCGCTTGATTGAGGATATTGTCGAGGCCCAAGCCCTGAACAGCTTGCGTAACTTCTACACCTCTGACGCTGGTTATGCCCTGGCTAAACAAGTTGATACCGACTTGGTTCAGTTGGGTCGCTCTACCAATGGTGGTGGAGGTACTAATGCTTACGCAACTGGTGCGTTCATTGGTGGTGATGGTACGACTGCTTATGTTGCCGCAAACAACAATGAGTCAGCACTGACCGATGCCGCCATTCGCCGCACTATTCAGCGTTTGGATGACACCGATACCCCTATGGATCAGCGTTTCTTCTTGATTCCTCCATCAAGTCGCAACACCCTGATGGGTCTGGCTCGTTACACTGAACAAGCCTTTGTGGGCGGTACTAACAGTACCATTCGCACTGGTGAGATCGGTAACTTGTACGGCATCCCTGTGTTTGTCTCAAGCAATTGCGACACTGCATCAGGCACTGGTGCCGCACGAGTTTGTATCATGGGTCACCGCGATGCAATGGTTTTGGTTGAGCAAGTTGCTGTTCGCTCACAAGTTCAGTACAAACAAGAGTATTTGGCTACTCTGTTTACCTCTGATACCTTGTATGGCGTTCAGATTCTGCGTGCAGCCGCAAGCGTAAGTGCAGCCAAATCTGCATCTATGTTTGCACTTTTGGTTCCCGCCTAATTGCAGTTGCGCCCCCTGCCCTAGTGGTGGGGGGACTTTTTTAACCTAATTAGGAGAAATCAAAATGGCAACCGCTTCAGCAGTAGTTACCCGCCGTGGCAACGACAGTTTTCGGGGTTTGTTCTCTGATACTTGGTCTGTTGTTTGTACTTTGAATGCTGGCTCATTAGTTGATGGTGCTGGTGAAACAGATGATGTAACAGTTCCTGGTGTCGCCTTGGGTGACATGGTTCTTTGTGCATCTTTGGCTGTGGATTTGGTTGGTTTGACTGTCACTGGCTATGTCAGTGCTGCCAACACCGTCAAGTTTCGCATCCAAAACGAATCAGGTTCAACTGCGGACTTGGCATCAGCCACTATGGACATAATTATTGTTCGTATGGTGTGAGGATTGGGGGGCGAGTCCCCCCTTTCTTATTTAAGGGTTTCAATGGCTACTTTTCGTTGTCTTCAGTCTGGTAATACAGTGAGTTTTACCTTGCAACATGACATTGACTCAATGAAGGGTCATCAGGGTTATGTTCGTATTGATGAACAAGAAGTGTCTGACATTCCTGATGAAGTGAGGAAAGATACTCCCTTCATGCCGCCAGTTGTACGGCGCATGGGTCGCCCAAGGAAAGTTGCAAATGTCTGATATAGACGCTAGAGATTTTGGAAAACTGGAGGCTCAAGTTGAGGCTCTCCAGACAGAAGTTCACTCTTTGAGTAAAGATGTGAAGACTTTGTTGGAACTTGCCAACAAAGGCAAAGGTGGGTTTTGGATGGGTATGACTATCGCGTCATTCATGGGCGGTGCGATTACCTTTGTTGCTGATCGTGTCTGGAAATAAAGGAGAACGCTATGCCTATGGTTGGAAAAAAGAAGTTTCCCTACTCTGAAAAAGGCGAGAAAGAAGCCAAAGAGTACGGCAAGAAAAAGGGTGTTCCTGTGACCATTATGGTCGCTGTTGGTAAACCAAAAGGCTTGCCTATGCGTGGTGGTCGTACTGCTACCAACATGATGAGCAAAGCTAAAAAGGCAAAATAATGGCATCTTTAACCGCACCCATCACCCTTTTAAACGCAGTTGTTGCAACTGGTGCATCTACAGCAGTTCAAGTAGATCCTGGTCAACCTGCGTTCCTACAAGTTTCTGGTATCACCAGTGCAACTGTAGCCCTGCAAGGTAGCTTGGATGGCACGAATTGGTCAACAATTGGTACTGCATTGACGGCAAATGGCATCGTAACCATTGCAAACGCACCGACATATCTACGAGCCAACTGCACTGTTTATGTCACTGGAACCATCACGGCTAAGATTCTTTACTAAGGAAATGCCATGAAAATGACCAAAGCGGCTAAAAAGGTCGGCAAAGTCATGCGTGAGTACAAAGAGGGAACTTTGCATTCTGGGTCTAAAAAGGGGCCAGAAGTGACTTCCCGTAAGCAAGCAATTGCCATTGCATTGTCTGAAGCTGGCATGGCAAAACCTAAGAAGAAGGCCAAGAAATGAAGCCTGGACTTTATGCCAACATCGCAGCAAAGCGTAAGCGCATAGCTGAAGGTTCTGGTGAGAAGATGCGTAAGGTAGGGGCCAAGGGTGCGCCTACTGCTGCTGACTTCAAACAAGCTGCAAAGACTGCAAAGAAGGTTAAAAAGGTGAAGTAGATGAAATCTCCTGTTTGGCAAACAAAAGCTGGTCAAAATCCAAAAGGCGGCTTGAATGCCAAGGGCAGATCATCTTATAATGCGGCAACTGGTGGCAATCTCAAAGCACCAGTAAAGTCGGGGGACAACCCTCGCAGGGCAAGTTTCTTGGCTCGAATGGGTGGCAATGATGGCCCTGAGTTCAAGAATGGTGAACCAACGAGACTGCTTCTTTCGCTAAAAGCATGGGGTGCAAACTCCAAGGCTGACGCAAAGGCAAAAGCTAAAGCTATATCCGCAAGGAACAAGGCAAAGGCGAAATGAGAGCATTATCAGTTGGTGTTAGTCCCGCAGCGGCAGTAGACACAACAGTCTATACCTGTCCAAAGGGCTATTACGCCAAATTCACTGTAATGTATATACACAATACAGGCGGCTCTACCAAGCATATAACTGTTCAATGGTATGACGCAAGTGCTAATACAACCCTTGATATATTGACTAATTACGATTTTTCATCAAAAACCTATTTGCAGTTTGATGGCAATGCCTATATCGTGTTAGAAGAAGATGACAAAATAAAAATAACTACTCAGGCAGGAAGCACATTCAGTTTTATCGCCACATTTGAACAAGAAGGGTTGGCAAGAGCATGACACTACTAGAACTTGTCAACGATGTGTTGATTCGCTTGCGTGAGCCTGTTGTAACCACTTACAACGAAACCACCTATTCCACTCTGATTGCCAAGTTTGTCAATGACACAAAGCGTCAGGTTGAGGATTCTTTTGGTTGGAATTCTTTAGGGCAGACCATCACTGTGACTACTGTGGCTTCAACCCCATCATATTCACTCACTGGTGCTGGTCAGAAGTTCCAGGTGATGGATGCGATTAACACAACCAGTAATGTTGGTTTGACTAACATCACATTTGTGGACATGAACCGCAAACAGAACTTCTTACCCTTAGTCAACTCAATTCCAACAGAATTTACCTTTGATGGAATAGATGGCTCTTACAACACAAAAGTCAGTTTGTTCCCAATTCCTGATGGCGTGTACACACTGAAATTTAGTCTGACAATACCCCAGGCAACTTTGGCATCTGACAGCACTGTGGTTCTTGTGCCTGATGTAGTTGTTGCTCAAGGTGCGTATGCCAGGGCATTGGTTGAGCGTGGTGAAGATGGTGGGTTGTCTTCATCAGAGGCATACACATTGTTCCGATCCATGCTCTCTGACTACATTGCTTTAGAGGCAAATCGGTATCCAGAAAATCAGCAATTTGTATCAACATGAGCCAGCAAATCCAGACCTTTTCTGTATCGGCTCCAGGCTTTTTTGGACTCAATACACAAGACTCTCCGCTTGATTTAGCGGCTGGATACGCTGCGATTGCCACAAACTGCGTGATTGACCAGTACGGGCGCATTGGCTCTCGTAAAGGCTTTTCAAGGGTAAATACATCCTCTGGCAACCTTGGTGCAAACAATGTAACAGTCATCCATGAGTTGGTGCAGACTGATGGCACTTTGACTGTTCTGTTCGCTGGAAACAACAAGCTGTTTAAACTCAGTGGGACAAGTGTTGTTGAGTTGACCTATGGGGGGGGAGGTACTGGCCCCACCATTACTGCAAGCAACTGGCATTGTGCTTCTTTGAATGGAATCACATATTTCTTTCAGTCAGGCTATGACCCACTGATCTATGACCCTGCTGTAAGTACCACTACATACAGGCGTGTTAGCGAGAAAAGCGGTTATGTTGCGACTGCTCCACAAACCAACATTGTTATCTCTGCCTATGGTCGCTTGTGGACTGCTAGTAGCACTGCTGACACTGTAACTGTCTATTTCTCTGACTTGCTTGCAGGACACATCTGGTCAACAGGAACCGCTGGTTCTTTGGACATTTCACGGGTGTGGCCCAATGGGTCTGATGAGATTACAGGATTAGCGGCTCACAATGGGTTCTTGTTTATCTTTGGCAAGCGTCAAGTATTGATTTATGCAAATGCAACTACCCCATCAAGTCTGTCTCTGAGTGACACGATCAGTAACATTGGTTGCATTGCAAGGGACTCCATTGCCAATACAGGCAGTGATGTGGTTTTCTTGTCAAACAGTGGTGTGCGTTCATTGCTCAGAACCATTCAAGAGAAGTCTGCACCTTTGCGGGACTTGTCTAAGAATGTGCGTGATGACTTGATGACGATTGTGAATGCTGAGACATTAGCAAACATCAAGGCAGTCTATTCAGAGTCAAATGCCTTCTACCTGATTAACTTCCCGACTGCCACCCAGACATACTGCTTTGACACCAAGGCGGCTTTGCAAGATGGTTCTTCACGGGTAACTGTGTGGGATTCCATCACTCCAACTGCTTTCCTTGCTAAACGCAATGGAGACTTGCTAATTGGCAAGAATGGTTATGTGGGTAAGTATGGAACTTATCTTGACCACACAAGCACCTATCGATTGCAGTATTTCACTACCTATGCTGACTTGGGACAGCCCAATGTCACTTCTATCCTGAAGCGCATTGCTGTAGTAGTGATTGGTGGCTCAAGCCAAGGCTTCATCATCAAGTGGGGATATGACTTCACGGGTCAGTATTACTCCACCACATTGCAAATTCCTCAGTCTACTGTTGCTGAATATGGGACTGCTGAGTATGGGGCAAATGGTGTTCCTGTAGCGTACTACTCAGATGGCATTTCTTTGCAGACTTTGGTTGGTCAAACATCAGGTTCTGGCAAGACTGTGCAGACGGGTTATGAAGTGCAGATCAATGGGTATCCTGTGAGCATTCAAAAGATTGAGATTCAAGCCAAGAACGGCAAACTGGTTTAAGGAAGAAACATGGCAAATTACACCAAAACCACCAACTTTGCGGCTAAAGATGCTTTGTCGCCAGGGAATGCAAGCAAGGTTGTCAAGGGAACTGAGATTGATACTGAGTTCACCAACATTTCCACTGCCATTTCAACCAAGGCAGATGGAACCTTCACAAACTTTAGCTTTGTTGAGAGTGGGTCTAATCTACTTATTCGTCACTCAGGAACTGATGTAATGAAGATTGACAGTTCTGGGAACCTGACTGTGTTGGGCAACATCGTGGCTAACGGCACTGTTTGATGAAAGAAATTCGACAAATCCTTTCTGAAGACTTGGCAAAGAACTATCGTGGTTTTGCCATGACAGTTGATGCCTACTTTGATGGATTAATTAATGCTCCAAAAACAGGAAACTTTGTTGTTCGCCATGGTGACACACTAATTTTGACAAAGAAAATTGAAAAAAATGGCATTGAATTTCATTGCATCAATGGAGAACGAGCAAAAGATTTAATTGTTAATATGCAAAAGTATTTTGATGATTTAAAAGATAATCAATATGATTTTGCAGTCACTTACTACGACAATCCAAAAATTATTGAGTTATTTGAGCATCAACCATATTCATTTGAAACCAAAAAAATTGATGATGGATTGTTTAGAACATACGAAACAATTGTGAGGTTCAAATGGGCGCAGTAAATCAATTATCAAATTCTTTTGCAAGCATAGACCCTAGCACTGCTATTAGTCGTGAGGTAACAAATCTAACCCAACCCGTTGAAAAGACAGTAAGCAAAGAATTAGCTCAAGTAGACAAAGACTTAAGCCTATCTCAAAATGCACCACTGATTGCGGCAATTGCATTGAGCATTGCGGCTCCAGGTGTTGGTTCGGCTATTGGTCAACAGATGATAACTGCTGGTTTGCTTCCGGCGGCTACATCTGCGGCTGTGGCTACGGCAGTCGGAACTGGTATAGCAAATGCCGCCCTACAAGTTGCTCAAGGTAAGTCTCCAGAAGAAGCGCTGAAAGCTGGTGTTATTGGCGCTGCTGGTGGTGCTGTTGGAAGTTATCTTGTTGGTGACCCTGGTGCAATAAACAATTTTGTCTCTAGCACATCAACCAATCTTTTAGCTGGCAAGCCTCCTGAAGAAGCTATTAAGTCTGGGATTATCAGTTCTGGTGCTGGTCTTGCTGGTGGTACTGTTGCACAAGGAACTGGCTCTGCTGTTGCTGGACAAGTAGCTGCTGGAACTACTGCTGGATTACTTGCTGGTCAAACTGGTGAACAAGCATTGATTCGTGGTGTTGGTAACATAAAAGTTGACGGTCTTACATCATCAATTCCACCAAGCACGACTGCATTTGATACCACAACAGACATTCCAGATAATTCTGGATTTGACATACCAACGGCAACACCACAAACACCGATTACTGGAAATACTGGAGGAAATATGGCAACCTATGATGACCCAACAGGCGGGGCTGGTCAATATTATGGAACAGAGGATGATTATTACAATCAACTATACAATTTTCAAGGAACTCCACTTGATTATGCAACTGATCCAACAGGCATGGCTCAAGGTAATACACAGTATTACGATGATCCAACAGGTGGTGCTGGTGGCCTTGGAACAAATCAAAACCCAGCCATGTATGGAAACCTAACTGTAGATCAACTGCGAAGATTGCTTAGTGGCACTGCTGGTGGTGCTGGCGCAAGACCTCTAACCACCGCACAAAGAACGGCTCAACAACAGGCATTAGGATCACTTTTAGGTGGCGCTGTTGGTGGCGTTGGTGGTATTTTGGCTGGAGAAACTGCGGCTAAAGCATCTGAAGAGCAAGCTAGGATGATTTCTGAGGCAACTGGAAGGGCGGTTCCTGGCGCACAGTTCAGACCTATTGGAACAACCACAAGGTTTGGCACAAGCCAATTCCAAGTTGATCCTGCAACTGGTCAATTGACAAGTGCTGGTTATCAGTTAACCCCAGAACTCAAGGCAATGCAAGATCGAGTTATGGCCTTAACTGGTCAAGGCTTGACTGAGGCAGAACAAGCGGCTGGTCGTTATGCTCCTTTAACTGCTGGCGCACAAGGCTTGTTTGGCTTGGGTCAGCAGTATCTGGCTCAGTCTCCAGAACAAGTTGCCGCTGATTACATGGCAAAGCAACAGAACTTGCTTGCTCCTAGCCGTGAGCGTCAATTGGCTCAACTACAAACCCAACTGTTTAACACTGGTCGTGGTGGCTTGTCTGTTGGTGGCACTGGTATGCGCCCAGGTGGTGGTCAAGGTCTACGGGCGGCATCTCCTGAGATGGAAGCCTACTACAACGCTTTGGCTCAACAGGATGCTCAATTGGCTGCTGGCGCACAGCAAGCTGGTCAACAACAAGTGCAGTTTGGTGCTGGCTTGATGGGTACGGGTGCTAACTTGCTTGGTGCTTATGGTCAGGGCTTGACAGGTGCTTATGCGCCATTCAGCACTGGTATTGGTGTAGGTACATCACTAGAGGCATTGGGTCAGCAACCTTTGTCTATAAGTCAAGATTTGGCTAAGTTGAGTTCTACTGCTGGCGCAAGGGCTGGTGAACTTGGAATCAGAGGAACCACTGCGGCTGCTGCTGCTAGACTGCCTTCTATGCAATACAACCCATTGTCGAGGGCATTGGTTGGTGCTGGTGGAAACACTCAGTTTGGCAATGCCTTGGGTCAATTTACTGGTAATGCTCTTCCAGATTTGTTGGGATTATTCAGTGGCGGTCTCCCAAATTATGGGTTAGAAGATCGTCAGAATGATGTAAACGCTAATTTCTAAGGAATAATCATGGCAACAGATATTGTTGGAAGTTTGTTTGGTGTTAGTCCTGAGATGTATCAGGAAGAGCGAAATCGTCAGGGGTTGAAAGATGCTATTGCTATGGCACAACTTGACCCTATGCAGTATGCAAATGCCGCTATCCAAGCTGGTGCTGGTCGTGCCGCTGGTGGGTTTGCTGGTTTGATGGGCGCTGAAGACCCTCAGATGCGTCTGATTAGCCAACGCAATGCCTTAGCAAAGCAGATTGACATGAATGATCCCGAGTCCATCATGCGTGGCGCACAGATGGCGGCGCAAGCTGGTGACACAGTAGCGGCAAGCACATTGGCTAACTATGCTCGTAAAGCCGCTGGTGATTTGGCTTTGATTCAACAGCGTACTGCTGAGAAGATGACTACTGAACAACGCAATGCTTTGGCTTTTGCATCGTCTGTTGGTCGCCCTGGCTCTCCTGAGTTCAATAGAGCATATCAAGACAAGTTTACTGAGTTGACAACAAAAGCAGAAACAACATCTACAGAGATTAGAAATGCTGCTGCAATTGCTGGCGCTGAGTTTCCTGTTGGATCACCTCAATATGTTGAAAAATATAGATCAGAGTTACAGAGATTGACAGCAAAAGAACCAAAGGCTGGCAATGTAAAAGAAGTTGGTGTTGCAATGGGAAGCAGAGAACCTGTTTACCTTGATGTAAATCAAGACCAGCAATTCATCTATCAAAAAGGCGCAGATGGCAAGCAGATGCGTGTTCCTTATGTTGGTGGCGTTGATAGAACAACGGCAACTACAAAAGTTCAAGTAGATGCTGGAGAAAATGAATTTGTTAAAGAACTTGGAAAACTTGATGCAAAAGCCGTTGCAAGCTCAATGGAAACAAAAAATTCAGCTCTTGCCGCTTTAGGCTCATTAAAGAGATTGAATCAACTTGACCAAAATGCGTTGATTAGCGGTTCTTTTGCAAGTGGCAGAGTAGGAGCAACAAACTTGCTTAATACACTTGGTCTTACAAGTGCTAAGGATCAAGATGTACTTGCAAAATCTGAAAATTATCAAAAGACTGCTGGCGATGTAATTCTTGCTACTCTTGGTGGAAGACTTGGATCAGGATTTTCAAATGCAGATCGTGAATTTATCCAAAGTCTTGTTCCTCAACTGGAAAATAGTCCACAAGCCCGTAAACAACTTATTGAATTTATGGTTAAAAAGAATCAAGGAATTGTTGATGAAACAACTAAATTGGAAACCTATGCAAGAGAAAATAAAGGGCTTAAAGGATATGTTTCAACAATTCCAATTGTTAATTTAGGCGCAAATGCTCCAAAGCCTTTGTCAGAATTAAGCAATGAAGAGTTGATGAATCAATTTAACAAATTGAAAGCCAAAAAACCATGAGCAGTCTACAAGATGTTGAAGCAGAAATGCAACGCAGAGGATTGACAACCTCTAGTCAATCTGTTTTTGATCCAGAAGAAGGTGGAGTTTCTGAGTTCAAAAAGTTTGGCGAATCTTTGCTTAAAGGTTCTGCTAAAGGCATTGTCAGTCTTGTTGGTGGATGGGGAAACTTGTATGACTACCTAAAAGGAAGCAAAGACCCAAATGCTTTTTCTAGTGCAGGAATTGCAAATGCTGTAAAAAATCTCACTGGCGTTAACATTCAATCAATTCAAGGTTATCGTGGAGCCTATGAATTTGGAGAGGCTGGCGCTCCTGCTGCGGCATTGACTGCTGTTGGTGTGCCAGGATTGTTTGGTAGAGGAGCCAAGGGAACTCTTGGGGAATTTGGTGTTTCTGGAACAACTGGAGTTCTTGCACAACAAGTTGCACCAGATAGTCCAACGGCTCAATTGGCCTTGCAAATGTCTCCTTATGTTGCCAAAGGTGGCCTTACTGTTGCTGGTCAGCAAATGACAAAGCCAGCAGGTCTTTTCCCGCAAACAGCAGAAACAAGCGAGTTAACAAGAGTTGGAAGACTTACTCCTGGTGAACTTGGATTAAACAGAGAGCAATTAGCAACAGAAGCAAGAATTTCTGCTGAACCATCAACAGGAGCATTGCCATCTGAGTTTAAGAAGGCACAGGCTTATGATGTTGAGTCTTTTTTAACAAACTTGTTTAACAAAGCAAGCGACAAAACACTTAGCCCACCAGATGCTGTTCAAGCAGTTGTTTCTTCTTTTAACAACTATGGCAAATCGCTTTCTTCAAGATTAAGAAGCGATGCTGCAAAAGACTTTAGTGCCGCAAAAGGTGCTGGTGGATTGATTGATACAACGCCAGTTGTTTCAGTTATTCAATCTAAGTTGGGAGAAATACCAGTAGAAGTAAAAGCACTTGACCCAGTTAGAAATGCTTTGCAAAAAATTATTGATGAGTATGCAATTCCAGCAACTCCATCAGTTACAACCCCATCGACAATTCTTGGGCCAACTGGCGCTCCAGCATCTGTAACAGTTACTCCTGCCATCCCTGCATCAAATTTAAAAATAAACATTGATCGATTGCAGAAAAACTTGTCTGCATGGGGTGAAGCGGCATATTCTGGAAAAGCAGATTTTGGCAAAGGAAACATCTTTGAGGGCGTTGCTCCTGGTCAAGCAAAAGGAATTGCAATATCGGTGTTAAACGGGTTTAAAAACTCCCTTGATGAAGCAATTGATGCTGGAGTTCCTGGCGCAGATAAACTTGTTGATGCCCGTGATAAGTTCAGGCAAAACATCCAAAAAATTGAGCAGTTTTCTGATAGACCATTGACAAAAGCATTTGATGTTCAAAATGTTACTGACTTGGTTCCAGAAGCTGAACTTGCCAAGCTAAAAAAGATGCCTCCATCTCAACAACAGTTTCTTGTTGAAGTGATGCAAAACAGTCCAAATTCTCAGGTGAATGAAGTTTTAAACACAATTCGCAGAATGAATTTTGATGATGTTTTATCTTCTGCACAAGCCAAAGGTGGGGCGATAAATGATCCAACATTTAATATAAACATTGCACTCAAAGAACTTGACAAAAAAAGCAGTGATTTTGCCAATCTATTTCCAAATGCAAAAGACGCTACTGATGCAAGACTTGCAATGAACTGGATGCGTAGGACGCTTCAAACTGAATCTGTGGCTGGAGTGCCTGGGATTTCCTCTGGCGAGGCTTATGGCTTTACTGGTGCTTTGGGTGGAAGTGCAAGAACAAGGCTCCAAGCAAGAGAAATCATCCCGTTAATTCGGGACATTATTGCAAGCCCAAAGGCATTTGCTGATGTTATTTATAACCCAGAATACCGGAAAGCAATGCTTGATTTGTCAAAGCCAAAAACAACTTTGGATAAGGCTATTGGGGCAACTCAAACTCTTGCAAAAGCCTTGGCTATTGGTGGCGTTCGTGCTGGCCCAATGCTTGAGACTGTTGGCCCAGAAATGCCTTCTGCTGAACAAGAAACAGCACCTATCCCATCTCTGATGGAATACGAGACTGAAATGAAAGCCCGTGGGCTAATGTAAGGGGCGCAAGATTGATCCTCTTACCCTTCTGGCGATGGCAAATGGCTGTGTTGCAGCTATTCGCAAAGGCTGTGAACTCTATAAAGAGGTCAAGGGAACTGTTGCCGCAGCCCAGAAGACTGTTAAAGAGGTCACGGCTATTGCTGAAGAAGTGGGTGGCTTCTTTGGGTTCTTCAAGAAGAAAAAGCCAAAGCCCACAGCCCCTGTTGTTGCTCCCAAAGCAAAAAAGGCTGAACCAGAGGTTTGGGATGAGAACAAGGTTGTCTCTGACTTGGCGGCGAATCTCTCGCAGTTCTTCAAGGTTCAGCAACAGCTTGCAGACCACATTCGGGAAGAAGAAGAAAAGTCTAAAAGCGTCTATGACCCAAATCAGAACATCATGGAGTCTGCGCTAAACAGGGAACTTACCAAGACGCAGTTTGAGAAGTTAGCCAAAGAGATTCGTGAGATTATGGTGTATCAGTCACCCCCAGAGTTGGGGAACTTGTATACACGGGTAAATCAAATGAGGGTCATCATCATTGCTGAACAAGAAGAAGCAAGGTTGGCTCAAGAAAAGAAACAGCGAGAGGTTGAATGGCAACGCAGAAAGGTAATCAGCGCAATCCAAGACAAGGCAATCTACGGGGTAGCTTGTTTAGTGTTCGTCCTTTACCTAGTCCTGTTCTTCAGCCTTCTAATAATGGATCGAAAGGTAAGATGGGGTTTCTAGTCGCATTAGTTGCTATGGTGCTGGTCTTTGTCCTACTGCTTCCGCTGTTGGGAAGCATTTACTATGACACATTGGCTGCACAAAAGGAAAGCAAAATGCAGATTGAGCGCATGGAAAGACTGCGCCAACAGTTAGAGTACGAGCGTCAACAACTAGATAGGCAACGCAATGAATCAAAATAGGTTTCTATGGGGCGTGATTGTTGTATCCATTGCGGTGATTCTTTTGCTGAGTGGGTGTGAAGACAGATACCGCTATGTTTGCCAAAATCCTGATAAATTTGACCTGCCTGAGTGTCAAAAGCCCAGATGCTTATTCACCCAAACCTGTCCTGAATACCTTGTAGCACCTATCTTGACCACCAAAATTGACCCACCAAAGGTTGAAGAAAAGAAGGCCGATGATGACAAAAAGTAAATACTCTCCTGAAGACCTAGAAGTTCGTATTTGGGGCTTTGTGGTGGTGATGATTACCATCATTTTGTTTGGCATCGTGTTCTCATTGCTTTATTCGGTTACTTTTGTAACTCAGCCTATCAAGAGCATGGCTCCCATCGATCAAGCCTATACCAAGATGCTGAACGACATTGTTTTGTTGATTGTTGGTGGTATCGGTGGGATTGTTGGCAAACGGGCCGTTGGTACTGTGACAAGCCCAACGCCTACACCTCATATTTCAGCGCCTCCTACGCCTGTTCCTGCCCCTCCTAGCCCACCTGCCACCTCCACCTGGACTTCTCCCCCTGGCGCTATGCCTGTTTGGGTGAATCCTCCTTTAGACGAAACCTGGACACCCCCACCACCTCCGACAACGCCACCCCAACATTTAGAGTCTGATTCTGTGCGTGAGGAAATCGCCCTTGCTAGGCAAGAGGTGAAGAATGCTTAACCCGTACTTCATCATTGGGGCCATGATTGCTGTAGGCGGTGCTTATGGCTACGGGCATCATGTTGGATGGGGTGACAGGGATGCTGAGATGCAAGTTGAGATTGCCAAAAAGAATGATGAAGCAAGAGAAAAAGAGCGTGAACTTACCCAACAATTGAATGAACAATCAACCAAACTTTCGGAGGCCAACAATGTCATCACTCAAAAACAGTCTTCTCTTGATTCTGCTATTCGTGCTGGTAGGTTGCGGCTCCCGTCCACAAGTTGTGTACAAGCCCCCGCAAATGCCCCCACTGCCACCGGAGATAGCCCAAAAGAAAGAAGTGAACCTAACAGACAGGTTTATGAAACTTCTGACTCCGACAGAGAAACCCTCGCAGCCATTGCCGAAATCATCGCCCAAGGCGACAGAAACACCGCGCAATTGAATGCGTGTATTGACAGTTACAACAAGGTAATGGGGGTGATAAATGGTAACAAGTGAACAACTAAAGAAACTCCACATTGGGGTTGAGTGGGTTGATGCCCTCAATGAAACCTTCAACACTTTTGGCATTGCTACACAGCGCCAGCAAGCCGCCTTTATCGGGCAGTGTGGGCATGAATGTGGGAACTTTAAGACCCTGGAAGAGAACCTTAACTATCGTGCTGAAACCCTGATGAAGTTGTGGCCCAGGCGGTTTCCTACTCTTGAGTTTGCCAAGCAATACGAGCGTCAGCCTCGTAAAATTGCCAACAGCGTTTACAGCAATCGTATGGGAAACAGAGATGAGGCATCAGGGGATGGTTTTCGTTTTAGGGGAAGAGGTTGCATACAATTAACTGGGCATTCCATGTATTTTCATGCTGGAAAAGCCTTGGGTGCTGACTTTGTAATGGAGCCTGAACTTGTGGCAACGCCTAAGTATGCGGCACTGACTGCTGGTTGGTTCTGGTCAACCCACAACTGCAACAACCTTGCTGAAGCTGCTGATTGGGTAGGCTTGACCAAGAAGATTAACGGCGGAACAATTGGCCTAGATGACCGAATCAAGCACACTAACGAGGCTTTTGCGGTGCTTGGCTCTTGAGTTTTCCACGATTGAATATCTTGTGTTTCTTGAAGAAGTACAAGATAGCTTGGTAGGCAACACCAAACCTTTTGGCAATCTCTTTCTTGCTAACACCATCTTTCCATAGCGTCAATGCTCTGGATTCGCTGATTTGAGTGGGT